ACGCTACCGGCGACAAGTTAATCGTCAGTGAGAGTCGATTGTATGAAGTAGAGAATGTCCAGCCTTCGACGAATCCTTGGAATGTGCCGCCAATCATGTTCACCGGTAGATCAGTGATGTCCACCGGCAAGCCCATAAAGATTCCGAGAAGATCGTCGCGATCGATGTCTGAGAGCTCTGGATTCGTTAGCTCATAGCTGAGAGTCTTGAATATGTCGGATGGATAAGCTCGCAGCTCCAGATAGAAATTCGCTTGGCTGAGAGCGTCTGCGGAATTGTGCAGAGTTGTCGTGACGATGTAGCCCTGTTGTCCATAAGTGGCGATGGATGTGGCGTCGCTGGCAGATTCTTCCGCTGAAGATGTGGCGTTGTATTTGACTGTAACTGAGTTGCGAAGATCTCCCGTGCGACGTGCAACCGAGATTCCATTGGCGAGCGCGTCATTGGCTGAAAGCTCGCTGTATCCGTTAGCTGCAAGATATTGGCTGCGATGTGTGCTGTCTGCATAGCAGATTCGACCTTGGCCATCTTCGTATAAATAACCGAGTCCAGACGTCGCAAGACCGGAAACGATATTGAGAGCTGTGGCGCGTGATGATGACCGAGCTGCAAGCTCATAGTCGCCGGGTCGATCTATCTCACCGATGCCGGAATTCTCTGCATCTTCCCATGTCGTCGTCGGTGTGTAAGTCGCCCACGTTAAAGCTGGCGGCACTTCGTCCCATGTGTTAAATAAAAGCGGCTCTAAAATGTCATAGATCTGATCTCCGTCATAATCTTTGGACAACACTCCATCGACCAGAATCTTGGCAAGCTTGGCCAGTGCTCCCATGGCGATGATTTTGATGGATTGCGTAATCATTACGGATCCGGCACTCTTGACCGTCTGCGAGATGTCTGTGACGAAGCCACCGAAGATTGGCACGAATGTGCCAGTGGAGTCTTTGACTTGAATTGCTATCTGGTCATTCAGATCCGCTGCAATAGTCACATTCTCGTCGAGATTGATAATCTCTACTGAGCAGTAGCCGGCAGCTGGCTGGACGTAGAAGTCAGTACGTCCGGACGTGATTGAAAGATTCGCCAGTGTTATGTCTGTGTAATCGATGCCGCCGATTGTGATCGACCAGACCGGAGACCAATTGCTCATCGGTCGTACGCGCCCACTGTGGAGCTAATACCGCCGCGAGCGAGTGAGTCTTGGAATACTTGCTCGACTGCTCTGGCTGCGCCCTCTGGATCGCCTACCACGCCCATGTTGATTGTCACCATTGTCGCAGCTTCTCCGCGGCGGAATGAGCCGACGTCGAATGTGCCGACTGACTCTTTCGCTGTCAAAGCGTTGGCTTGATTCTCTAAGACTCTAAATTCTTTTGTCAGAGCATTCAGCTGCGCGGCTCCCGCGCTCTTACTAATTCCGCCGGTATTGACTAGGAATTGCAGCTCTGTGAATTCGTCTGAAATGTCTGTAAGTCGCTTGGCAAGATTGACCAAGCTTGTTGCGCCGGTTGGTGTCGAGACTCCACCGCCGCCACCGCCGCCGCCACCGCCGCCGCCGAATCCACCACCACCAGTTCCGCCAGTTCCACCGGATGATCCGAGAATTGTGCCAGTGCTCATCTGATAATTGCCAAGAGCTCCCGTTTCAGTAGATCCACCACCATCGCCGCCGGCTTTATTCAGAAAGATGCCAGCGGCCGCAAAGAGACCAATTGCGCCGGCGATACCGGCCGCAGCTGCTCCAAGTGAGACTCCACCAGTTGCCGCCGCTGTTGCCACTGCCGCTCCGGCTGCCGCTGTTCGCCAAGCAATAAAGGCCGAGACCAATCCTGAAATGACTGTGATGAATCCTGCAATTTTGGACGCGACAAAGACGCCGGCGATGACTGTGCCGATGACCATGAGCTCTTCTTTAAGATCGACAATTGTTGAAATGATATTTCTAACTTTTTCGCCCCATGCAAAGAGATTTTTCTGTGATTCTGTCAAGCTAGCTTTTAAGCCATTGTTACCAGTCAAGCCAGCGATGAATCCATCAAGTGCCGGAATAAGAGTCTCCAGCACGAAAGTCGCGAGCTTCTCGGCGACCGGTAGCAGCGCGGCTCCGATAGCTTCTTTCGATTCTTCGATTGCAATTGACATCGATCTGAATCGAGCTTCGGCTGTCTTTGCTTGATTCTCTGAAAAATTTCCGTAAGTAGCTGTGAGATCTTTGACGATCTGATCATTGGATGCAGTCTTCAGATAATTCTCATCGAGACCAAGACCAAGCTTCTTCAAAGCTGTATTTGAACCTTCATTGGCTTTTGCGAGAGCGTTGGTCGTAGTTTCGAGTGACTTGCCACTTGCGGCACTTAGGTCAAGCGCAAGCGATAAGAGATCCTGCGCCTCTTGGACATCTCCGGTACTTCTCGCCAATCGAGCCAGAGCCGGACGAATCTCGTCATCGGTAACGGCGGCAGCGATGGAAGTCTTGGTCACATATTGATCGATGCTTGCTATCTGTTGAGCTGTTGCATCGGTGGTCGCTTTAATTGTATCTGTGAGCTTCTTTTGTGCAGCTTCATCCTGAGCCGCTGCTTTAACGGCTGAGACGGCGAATGCTGTGACGGCTGCTCCGGCGACTGCGAATGCGAGAGCTGCTTTCTTTCCGAAGTCTGCCGCGCGATCGCCGAAGCTTTGGACTTCAGACGTCGCGCTTTTGACTCCCTTTTTTAATTCATCGAGATCCGCGTCGAAAGTGATTTTGACTTTTGGAATTCCGGCCATTACGCGAGCCCCACTCTCTTCACGACGTCTTGAATGAGTTGGATATATTCTTTCGCAACTATTGGTGTGTAATAATCGACCGCCGGATTGATCCAGTAGCCGCCTTTCTTCGGAGCAGCTTTGAATCGGTTGGTGTATTTACGGCCGAGTGAATCTTCACCGGCGTGACCGCCGAATTCTGTGCCCCATAAAAGAGCTCCGGCAGAAGCTTGATTCTGACGCACTCTTGTCTTTCCATTCTTTGAAGTCTCGCCGCCGTACTTGCGACCGACTTTCTTTGATCCACCGACATCGACGCGAATGAGACGATCGCGTGGAGTCGAAATTGATTGTGCAACGAGACGAGTCTGTGGAGCTGGAGCCCCATGCGAGAACATGAGAAGCTGACCAGCTAGACGCTTTGACATCATCTGCGCTTGATCACGAATTTCATTCTGCGAATCTTTTGGCAAAGCTGAGAGAAGCTGGAAAAGCTGCTTGAGCTGGTACGGCTCGACTTGGATCGCGACGCGCCCTTGGCCGCTAGCTGTTGCCATTTCTCTTCTCCAGAATCTCGATTGCTGTGTGAACGTCTTCAGCTGTTTCGAATTCGCTCCGAGACTGACCTGTCGCGATGGCCAGTTCCCAGAGCAACCGATTTAAACTTCCGACGCTGTAGCTTTTGGGCTGGAGTCACCGACTTGAATGTCTGAGACGCCTTCTGCCCATGCTTCGAATGGCTTGACCGGCTTGCCAGCTGCTTCGCGCTTCATAGCGTGATAGGCCAGAAAGAGAAGATCTGCGACTCCGATCTTGTCTTGCGCTTGGCTGATGGTGTTGCCTGTCTTCTGCTCCCACTTCATCCACTCCGGTGGAGCGGCTGTGAAAGTAGATTCCTCGCCATTTTGATATTGAATTGTGATTGGTAGTTTCATTTCTTTGCTCCCGATTCTTTTTTATGAGAAGTTTTCTGTTGGTGTTCCCACCACTGTGAATGATAGCGATACTGTCTGCGCGCTTGGTGCTGCACCGCCGACGCTTGGAAATACCGGCATTACGTTGAACGTGAAGACCGCGCCAGTTGTAGCTGTGAGTGAACACGCTAAAACTGTATTCGGTGCAGTCTCGCAAGCTGTCCAGAGAGCTTCGCAGAGTGATGACGCGACGCCCCAGTCTGCAAGCATTTCGACATCGAAAGACCATTGATCATCGATGTGCTTGTATGCCTTGCCATCGAGTGTCTGATATGTGTCGATGGTTGGTGAGTTAGCGAGAACGGCGGATGTAGCTTGTGCGTCGTAATTTACCGTGGCGATCGTCAATACTAGATCGCGTCCGGTGATGACGGTCGTTGGCATTTTGGTGCTCCTTAGTTTGTTTGTTGGTAGCGAGTAGTGACTTCGATTTCGGCTGCCAAGACTTCAGATCCCGAAGCGAGAAGCTGCGGAGTCGGATTCGAGATATTGCCGATTTCGTATCCAGCCGGCAAAGCGGCCAGAATGCTGATGATGAGCTGTTCGATATTGTCGAGTGAAGCTGCGTTGGAGTATGACGCGACGCCCACGACGATCATGAGATTGACTTTCGTGCGCACTGTGTTTTTCGTAAAGACTTCGATTTCCAGATATGGATTCATCGGCAAGACTGCCGCGAATGGCACGATTGGCGACTCTGGAATCACGTCATAGACGTTGGCTGTGATGGACGCCAGCTGAGTCTTTAATACTCCACGGACATCGACGGCAATTGATGACGCTGGCACTATTGCACGATTGTTTCGACATCGACGTACGGCTGAAGTAATGAAGAGACCCTATTCAAGAGACTGCGCCCCATACGGAACGGCGTGCCGGTAAAATCTACGCCTTCAATCTGGCCGCCGGCAGCTGTGCGGCTCTGGAAAATTTCAATAGATACGGCGTACATCGCACTCTCAATCGCTGGAGTCGCTGCATAAAGTTGAGCAGCTGAATATCCTGAGAGAGTAGCTGTGCCGTTTGGAATGATCGGACGCACTGTGACGTCTGAATTGGTAAGAGCCGCCGTGAAGTAATAGTCCGAGACTGTCACGACTGTGTGAGTCGCTGAAAATGGTGCTGGCAAGCCGGCTACGACGACCGATTGACCGATGACGAAATTGTGTGGACGTGCTGTGTAGAAGTAAGCGACATTGGATTCGAGTTTGTAAAAGTCCACCGAAACTTGATTTTGAGTCAAAAGCGGCAGAATTACATTTTCAGCTGAGTCAATAATTTGATCTAAGTACGCATCATTGTAGAGAGAAGAGCTCACACCAAGGACGGATCGCAGCTGCGTGGCTGTGATAATTGCTGGCATGAGCTCTTCCCTTTCTACTGCTCGGCCGCCTTCGGGAGCGACGACGGCCGATGATTGTTTTGGATTAAGTTAGATTGAAGCGACGAAGACCACCGGCAAAGACGGCTTGCGCTGCAATATATCCATAAAGTGAAATTTCAATCTCGCCTGTGGTTGGCACATTTGTGGCCAATGTTAAAGCTGGAGATTCGAAAATTTCGATTGAACGTGGCTCGATGATGAATGCTGACTCATCGATTGAAGTTGAGACCATGTTTGGATCAACATAGTAATCAAGGCCAAGCACGTTTCCGCGAATGCTTGTTGGAATTGCAGATCCGGCATTGTTCATTGGATTGCCGGCGTTGTAAATTGGACGACCTGTTGTATCTGTTGCGCCGAGCAAAGTTGTCCAGATGGAAGTGCCTGATACGAATGACTTGGCTGTGCGCTTTGTCGCTGTGTATGCAGCTGGAGCTTCTGTGGATACGAATGAAATCAAGCCAGCTGAATCTGCCGCTGTCGCTGTTGCCTGTGTGCCGCCAGCTGTAATCTGTGCAATCACGTATTGATCAGTTGCCTGAGCATACGCATCCCGTAAATTTGCGAGCATAATTTCATAAAAGCTCGGATCGCTGCGATCAAGGAGCTCAACGCTGTAACGCTGAAATCCCATTTTCTTAATTACAGTTGCATTTACATAGCTTGAAGTAATCGCGGTTGTACCTGTTGGATCTCCGCCTTCTGCCACTGTAGCCGCAGTCGAATTAGCTGTGATCTTAGGAATCGACACTGTCATTCCGTAAGTGCTAAGTGGACGAGTGCCACCGCAAGCTTCGATGACCGGACGATCTGAATTTGTATTCTGTGCAACGTCGCGGACATAAGAGACCGGTGAGAACGCTGGATTTGTTGTGAATGAATCATCGGCAGCTAATACGTACTGACGAGAATCTTCGTTGCCAAGCTTGGCTTTGATTGTGTGTTCAAGATATGAGCCGCCGGTCGTAATTGGTGAACGTGGCTTTGATGTGAATCCGCCGATTGGCTTTGAGTTGGCTGTAACTGACTGAGCGGCTTCTACCGTCTCCACGGCTGAAGCGTCTGTGACGGTGTTTTCCACTTCGTCTCCTTCTGTTGGTATTACATCCGGCTCCACGGTGGAGTCAGAATCTTCTGTGCTTTCTTCTTCGCCCTCTGTAGCTGCGACGTCAGAAACTCTTGCAGATCGTACGGCTGGCTCTGTGACAAGTGCGACGCCTGTGAGCTCGCCCATGAGAACGCGCATTGTGCCGTCTTTTTCCATGACATATTCGTCCACTGCTAATTCGATGGAGAATCCGTCGCGGAGTCCATCCATAGCTTCGGCGATTGCGTCTGATCCGGCTGTGGTGTTTGAAATCTTGAAGCTTGCATCGATTGAATCTTCATTGAGAGTCATTTCGAGAGTTTTGCCAATTGGTCGAGTGCGATCGTGTTCAAGATTGAGCTTGACCGGTGATGGCTTGATTGATCCTTTTGCGAAGACGACTTTGCCGGTTGAAGCATTGGCTGGCTCTTCGAATGCAACGATGCGGCCAGTGATGATTCGAGTTTCCGAATCCGCAGCTGTAATCGTCATTGGTGTAGTTAGCTTCATAGCAGCATATCCTCTTCTTCTCTTATTTCTTCAACGCTCATCGCGCCGATTCTGTTGAGTATTTCGTACACTTGCGCGCGCTCATGTGGATTGCCACGCAAGAAGTCATCGAGATCGAATTTCACTTCGTTGCCGAGTGATGTGAAATCTTGAAATGATAAACGCTGCTCGATTATTGACATGTAATTTCTAAAAGCAAAATCGACGAGATCGCGCCTTTTGTCAAGAGCGTTGGAGTATGTGAAGCTCGATTGCTGTGAGTCTGTGAAATATGCTGGAATTCCGCAAGCGCGTGAAAGCTCTAAGCTGACATAGTTGCGGCCTTCATTGAGTTGAATTGATTTTGGATCGAATCCCATTGTCTCCATTGAAACGTCTGCATTCAGATAGACCACGGATTTCTTTCGACGTGCTCCGAATGCTGAAAGTAATTTTGCAACGCGATCAGCTGGCAAAGATGTGCCATTTGATTTGAGAATCATTTGTGGAATTGGATCGATGGCAAAATCCATCGCAGCCTTTTCAAGTGCGGCAGCTGCGCGGATTGTGCGACCGGCTCTTGAAAGTAGCCCCTCATCATTTCCGGCGAAGACAACCAGTTCATTCGGATCGATGTATTGTCCGTCTACTGTGTAGTAACTGACTTCGTATCCCATGCCGGTCGTTGTAATTGTTACGCGCTCGGCTGCAATTCTTTCCATCGCACGAATTTTTCCTGTATCAGCATATCTTTCCATCACGCGAGCGAATGCGTACGGATGGAAGAAGAGATCTGAAATAATCCAGCTCCAAAATACTGTGCCAGAAATTCGCGGATCTGGTTGATTGATGACGCGCGGTTGTGAAACTTTTTCGCCGCTGGCGACGTTGCGTGTTTCCATTGGCAGAGATGCAATTGTTTGAATTACTGAAAGAGCGCGCGCAACGGTTGGCACACTCATAGCTTCTGCGCGAGTAGCTTGCGCAATTCCAGAAAAGAACATTCCGGAAGTTTCTGCATAATATGGAGCGACGCCTGAAGCTTCAACGTCCGGAGTGTTTTCTGGCGCGTTAGTTTTTACCGGTAGAAGTCTGTCGAATAATCCCATGCGTGAATTCTAAGTCACGCGGTACACCTAGCCGACCATGATGTCAAGATCCGACTCTGGTCGTGTCGCGAAATGTGTGACCAGTGCAGCTCCTACAGCTGCGCAGACTGTAGCTTGCGAAGCTCGGCGACCTATGACCCATCCGCCGTCTCCATAATTTAATCGCGTCGCTGATAGAATCTGCTTGGATAATTCTGCCTGATTTCGGTGCACGAATCTCTTTGACGTCACACTCCCGAGAAGCTCGTCGCAGCTTTGTGAATACTCACTTCCATCGATGGCCACGATTCGGATTCCGGCTGGCTGGAGTCTGGCCGCGACAGCTGAAGATGTTCTCTTTGAATAGGCCACGCATTCCGTCGGATACATCCGAGTGTATGGCGCGATGTCATTGGCCACAGCTAGATCGTCGAGATTGATTGGATTTTGCCAAGTGTGCAGAAGCTTGACGAAAAATTTGTCATCGCCAATCTTTTGAGCAGCGACAAGAGCTGCGGCACGTCTATCCGGTGCGCAGTCAATAGCCATCCATGTCTGCTTCTCTGGATCGAGATCAATTGTTTCATCCGAGCACTCATTCCACTCTTGCGATGGAATAGCACTCGAAATCGTGGCGACCCATCGGCAGAGCACTTCAGTGCGCACGACGTCCGGCGGATCATTGAGCACGGCTTTGAGATTGTCGATGTGGATTGTGTGGCCAAGCGATGGATTGCTTTGACGCCATCCATCGATGTTCGCGATGTCATCTGTGTGAGATGACCATTCGGCGTAAAGAATGTCATCTGCGCCGCCGGCAGCTGCGACCATTCCGCGCTCGCGCAATTGGTTAAGAATAACCGAGTGCTGATCTCCGGCATTCGAATAAGTCCAAAGCTGTGGAGCTTCAGCTGCCATCATTGTATATCGAAGCGATGCCCACGTGGATTCGTCTTTCAATTCGCGAGTCTCATCGATGTGGACAAGCTCCGGCTTCGAAATACCACGCGCCGCCGATGCTCCAGCTTTGACCATATACCGGCAACCGTCGAGCGTCTCGATTTCTTCTGATCCATGAGCCCATCGGATTCGCTTGACTTGCTTGGCAAGCGCGTCATTCTCTTCGATGATGTTCACTAGATCGCGGAATGTTTCCAGCGATGTTGTAAGTCGATGCGCCGTGCCGATTTGTAGCTTCTTTTTATACATGAAGAGACCGGCCAAGATCTGCGTCTTCATCAGAGTCGTCTTGCCATTCTGTCGAGCTACAACGATGCAGACAAGTGGATGAGCCGGACGTCCGTCTTCTTTATATTTTCCGGCTTCGATAGTGACCCATTTCTGCCAGTCGAGCATCTTGATCCCGATTGAATCTGCAAAATCGATGACCTCTTGGCCGCGAGATGGTAAATCGAGCAGCTTTGAATGAATTCTAGGCGTCGGAATGCCGTACAGCACTTCTGTAGTTCTCTCTTCAACCTGTTGCAGCCGATTTGAGCCTACTACGACCAGCGGCGGTCGTTTCGAGTCGTCTGGAGTCCTAGTCATGCTTTTTCGAGTCGTTTGGTGGTGAAAGAAGACCGCGGGAGGAGAGTGGCGGTGGAATCACTCCCAAAAAAT